CCACCCGCAGACGCATCCCCCATGGGGGTTTTACGCTAGCATGCCGCCACTGCCTAAAGTCTCACGAGCCACGAGAGGTAATGACCCTTACAGGCAACTACCGCGCAAGACTTTCAAGTTTAAAGTGCGCACACGATATCAAGATGGTAGTTCTCTTGGACGTGGAGAGACTTTCAACAATGAGCAACAGGGCTATCTAGGACCTGTCTTGGAAGGCAAGGTCCCTTACTTGACCACGACAACTAGAGCTGACTTTTTATCAGCCTTCAACAAGCGAGTCAATTTTCATTCCTCTGCGCGCATCGATAACGGCGTTAGAGGATCTTGTAGGAGACTGATATATAAGTTGCTCCCCAAACCTATGGCCAAGTTCGATTGGGACGTTGACCTTTACAGAGACTGGTTAGGCCAGTTCGACTCAGAAAAGCAGGCGCGCATGGAGAAAGCATATACCAACCAAGGGCTCGATCGCCTTGGAGATTATTCACGTAAGGAGGTGTTCACGAAGATCGAAGCGTTAGTGAAGGACCCAGAGGAGGTTGCCCCTAGAGTTATCTTTAAGGGCACCGATTATTATAATATGATCTCTGGGCCCATCTTTAAGGTGCTTATGGATCGCTTCAAGTCTCTTGAAGGGTCCGCTCGAGTGCCTGAGTTTCGCTTCTTGATCGCGTACAAGCAGCACACTCCTGAGATCGCCGAGTTCTTAGATTCACAACCTTGCCGTAGCTGGATGGAGGCAGACTTCAGCAGCAACGACAAGAGTCAGGTGAAGGACGTACAAGAACTCGAGATAATGTTCATGAGGCGGTTGGGTTGCCCCAATTGGTTCCTAGACTTGCACCGGAAGAGCAATGTGTTTTCAGCTTACAATTCGAAGTATGGCGTGTCCGCCATGGTTGAAAACCAGCTCGCTACCGGTGCTACTGATACTACGTTTAGGAATTCATTTTGGAATTTATGCATTTTTCATGCATGGGCAGTTCGGTACAAAGTTCGCAATGCCTTAGTCTGTGTGCTCGGAGATGATATGCTCTGTGGACTGCAGAAGAGGGTTAGAAGATGTGCCTATCATTATGAGCAGGTAGCCAAGTTGTGCCAGATGGACGCTTGTGTTACCACCGCTCCGACACTTGATAGGATGCATTTCTTGAGTAAGCATTTCGTCCCTGTTACTCGGGGCGAGCAGACTCATGTTTTGCTTCCTTTCATAGGCAAGATTCTAGCCAAGTTCAACTGCAGGCCAAACGCTAACCAGAGCGTGTCAGATGATGAGTACATGGCCGGAAAGTCTCTCAGTCATTGTTACGAGTTCCGCTTTTGCCACGTGTTAAGGGACCTGTTCGTCGAGCGAGCCAATTACCACCTTCGACGTTCGGGCGGCAAGTTCTCTTTGGAGGGCTTGACTTATCACGTGCGAGTATTCTCTACACATAAGGGGTTGATTGAACAAATGCTAAGCGGTGCCACTACGTGGCCCGACTTAGTTACCTCTGATGACTTGAGTGCTTTCTGGATGGACTTAGGCGACGTTGCTTTTTCCGACGTTTTCCCAATGGTCAAACGCGTAGTGCTTGGTGTGTCCTACGAACTGCTGGATCACCACTCATTGTTTCAGCTGCGCGACTACTAGCTTTCCTCCAAAACCCACACCTGACCGGAGGAACGCCAGTGCGACCCGGGGCGAACTTTGGTACGCCGAACT